GAGGGCTATAATGCTGCGCAAATTAACTCAATAACTACCCAACAAAAAGCCAATGAAAAGCTGGGTGAACTCAAAAAAGTGGGCGCTGATGTTTACGCCAAGATACAAGAAAGCCTGACACAAACCATTATGACGGGCAAGGCGGACTGGAGTGGTTTAGTCAATTACATGGTGCAAGAAGCATTGCGCCTACAAGTTATACAGCCACTGATGGATGCCCTATTTGGTAAAGGCGGGTCAAGTGGTAGCTGGCTAGCTAATTTCTTCAGCGGTAAAAGATACGCTAATGGTGGCGTATTCACTGGCGGGGTTCAACAGTTTGCAATGGGCGGCGCATTTACTAATGGCATTGTCAGTACACCCACGTTTTTTGGGATGGCTGGCGGGAAAATGGGGCAAATGGGTGAAGCCGGTCCTGAAGCTATTATGCCGCTGACTCGTACATCCAGTGGATCGTTGGGAGTACGGATGGAAACCCCAATCCTACCGACTATTAATGTAATGCCCCAAATCCTATTACCTGCTGTACAGCAAGCTAATCTCAGCGCCACACCAATCAACCACCAACAAATCAAAGTTGAGCTGATTAATCAATCAGGGCAACAAATCCAAGCCCGCCAAACCAAGGCAACAACGGATCAAAACGGCAATCTATCAATAAAAGTCATGATTGACCAAATCAAAAGTGCGGTCGCATCGGACATTAGGGAGGGCGGCAGTGTACGCGAGGCTGTTGCTGATACGTTTAATTTGCGACCGGCTATTTACTAATTTACTAGTTTTTCATCAACCTAAAACCTAAATATGGGTGTTTTATGACCGATAAAATGAAATATGTGCAGGACAGTAGTATCTTATTTAAAGACACGGCGGCTGATTTGGCACAGACTATGCTGCAATCCGCTTTAGATGCAGCCAAGCGAGATTTACAACAGTTTGACGTTCAAACGCAAAACAAATTAATAGCCTTTGAAGAGCGCTTAAATAATCTACCGAACACGGGCGGTAATACGATTAGTGACGAGCGCCTTGAAGATTTATTTAAGCAACTGCAAGATAATGCAAAATTTGCCGCATTATTTGCCACTGCTTGCATTAATTTAGATGGAGTTAAATACACTAACGCATCATTGCTAGAGGCTATTTATTTAGCACCCAAGGTTGCGGAAGTAAATTTCAATTATGACGTTGGTTTTAACAAAATCAGCGCTCGCATTGATCTAACTGATGGCCGCGCGGTGCTGATGGATCGTACATGGCAACGAATTTCCGGGGATAACGATCCTGACGAAATTTGGCAAGAACGCTACTTTACGAATGCGTGGCCTAATGCTATTGCAGGAGAACCCAATTTTGTTGTTGATGTATATGAAAACTGGGTAAAACGTCCAAACGGCGTATTTCAGCGTCTTAAAAGTACCAACTTTATCTTTAGCTTGGCTGGATCAGCTTGCCCATTTGATGGCATGCCAAGCGGTATCGACATCAACAAAGACGGCATTATTGGTACGCCTAGCGCTCAACCGGGTACAACTGATCCTAATGCAGGCACTGGCACAACCGATCCGGTAAATCCTGATCCTAATGCAGGAACAGGCACAACCGATCCGGTAAATCCTGATCCTAATGCAGGAACAGGCACAAATATTCCTGATCCTAATGACCCTAATACCGATCCGGGTTACCAACCTTAATTTGGACCAAAGGGGGATGGCGTTACGCTGTCCCTGTCTAGGGTAATTATGGCTATTACGTATCCCGCAAAACTACCTAGCCCGCTGTTATCAGGCTATGGCATTCGGCCAACCGAAAATGTCATTCGTACTGAAATGGAATCCGGCTATGCCCGGCAACGACGGCGTTTTCGCACGTCTCCTACTCGTATCCCTGTGAAGTGGATTATGACCGAGGCGCAATATGCCGTGTTTGACTCATGGTACTTAAACGACGCAGACGAAGGCGCGGCCTGGTTTGTTATGCCTTTAAAAACAGCGATGGGTGTTGAGCCACATACTTGCCGATTTGTGACGCAGTATGTAGCCACTGCGATTAGTTGTGAGTGGTGGGAGATTACAGCGGAACTTGAAGTACGTAACCGTCCGGTATTACCGTCTGAACTGTGGGAGCTGGTATTAAATGAGATTGATATTGGCTTATTAGAGCGTCAAATGAATGACTTAGCGCGGCTGAATCTGTTGCATAACGCCATTAACGTAAAACTAACTGATAATGTGAGACTGTCATGAGTGATAATCTACCCCTAGATCATACCCATTCGTTTTTAAAAGACATCGAGGCGGAAAAGGCGTACAGAAAAGCGAATCCTGAAGTAACCGTGTCTAAGGATATGTGTTGCGTGGGGGATTATCAGCTTGCCAATATGATTAGCGAGGTGATCAATGCCCAATCCTCGTTAACCGCTGCAACGTCAAAGAGTTGGGTGCTAGGCACACCTAATGAGCCGTCGTTAGTGAACTTTAGAAACGCAATTAAATCAGTAGGTGCTTACTTAGATGCTAGTGTTTCTTATACTGGAAGAATTAAGAAAATAGGTAGTGAATGGTGGGTTGCAGGTTCAGGCAGTATTTGGCGTTATAGTGCGGATTTAGTAAAAATCGGGCGGTGGGGCAATCCTGCCACTGCAACGGCTACTAGCAATACTTATGATTCCAATATCAGTGATTTTGATGTAGCTGCTAATGGCAAAGTTGCGGTTGTCATGGTCAATAGTAGGCACATTGTTAGGGTATTTAGTGCGGATGGCAATATGCGATTATTTGATATAGGCATTTTTGCTGGCTATGGCGATGTAGCCGCCAATAAACTTTATAATCCCTTTAGCGTTTTATGGACGGCTGATGGTAATTTATTGGTTAGTTCTACTAATGGAAACGCAGTGGGTGCAACGGGCAATGTAGGGCATGTGTCATTATATAATGGTACAACAGGCGCATTTATCCGTACTATTTTCAAGGGTAGCACTACTACCGAAACAATGCTAACGGGGTTTGTTTATAATCCACGTTATTTAACTAGACGTAACAATCAAATTTATGTTTGTGATCAAAATCATCAACATATTGGAATTATTAACGCTAGTGACTACAGCGTAGTAGGGCTTGTTGCTGCACCCGATGATTTGACTACTCAAGGCACTTTAACTGCAAGCTGGCAGCCGTTTGACATCGCTTTCGATGAGTCTAGAGGTGAGGCACTAATAATTAGTTTCGCTAATCACTGTGTAGTTGCTTTAGACGTAACTACATGGGCTTATAAGTGGCATGTCGGTAAGTATGGTGCATGTACTAGTATACAAAACTATGCTGTGCCCAATACCATTGGTGGTGTATTTGCGAATCCTTATTCTGTCGCAGTAGATGGTAACTACATCTTAGTAGCGGATTACTCTAATCATCGTGTCCAACGCCTACCGCGCCAAACGACCAGTTTTAATGTCCCTTACGGTCTGACTGTACCCGCTCAATATCGTATTGATACGACGGCATTGCCAGAATCAATGGCAATGCAAAACAGTACTTTAGTTGCCAAAGTACCAATTGAAAAAATCCATCTACCGCTTGAGCGCGTTGTTGTGCCATTATTATCCGCATAAGGGGCTATCATGCTAAATACTAATGAACGTTTAGCCGCTGCAATGGGTACTTTACAGCGCATGGAAGCACAGATTATTGCCCTATCCAGTCGCTACTATGCTTACTTACTGGGTGGAGCTAGTACTGCCTTTGCTCAAAGCAATGGCACTAAAATCTATAATCGACAGGCTTTAATTAATCTTACCACGTCTAAGTTAGGCAATGCGTTACGCACAACGGGCGGCGTAATGAGGTACTACTTATCAGTACATGCCCAACCTACCCAATCACGGCATTTAGCTAATAAAGGCTATGCTGATGATCAAATTAATGGGCATAACCATGATGCAAAGTACTTATCCACAGGTGGAGGGACATTAGGCAGGCATTTGTCACTAGATGCTGTACCCACACACCCTAATCATCTTTGTAATAAAGCCTATGTTGATAGCCAGTTTCCAATCCCAGTAGGGGCTAGTACATCAAATTTGCCTATTCAGGTGGATACTACTCCTATAGGTGCTCAATCTTATTTTAGCTTTAGCAATGGGCGCTTAATTACCTTTAGGGGGTCGTAATGGCAACATTAATTGAGCGAATTAATACCGCTGTCGTTAATTTAGAGTCACAAGCGGCGCGAGTCACGCAACTGACTCAAACGATGGATGATTTTATCAATGCAGGCGAAACGACTGACGTAGCCACGACACGCGGTCGAGTACCTACCCTCGCTAAGATTGCTAAAACCTTACTGGATTTGGCGCAAAATGCGGTGAGTTTGGGCGGTGCAACTTTAACAGGATTTTTAACACTACATGCTGACCCCGTACAGCCACAGCACGCAGTCACTAAAAACTATATCGATACTAAAATCAGTACTCATACTCATAGTTATGTACCCCTTCAGGGCGGGACTTTATCGGGTCACATTAGCTACGCTTTTGCACCTACTGCCAGTGCTCATTTGTCTAATAAAAAGTATGTCGACGAAAAAGCCAGCGGCTTGACAGGTGGATACACGGGCAATATTCGCGTCAATACGTCCGTGGGCTGGCGTACTTTAGTGTACGAAAATGGGCTACTGAAGCGGGTTACAACGTAATGGCAGATTTAACGGCTGCAATGGCTGAAGCCTATGCTTGTGCTCCAGCTAATCAGGTGATCTTGCACACCTTAGAGCTATTGCACCCTGATTTTAAGGACAGTTTAGGGCGTACTACTGCTATCAGGGTGGTTAATGATAGCGATAATCTGATAGCCCCCTTGGAAACAGGAGCTAGAGTAACCTTTATTGCTCTAGCCTTTGGGTTAAAGCCGCCTGACATTGATGGTGGGTCACAACCCAAAATTGAAATCCAAATGGACAATGTAGGGCGTGAAATCATGCCGCATCTACGTAGTGCTAGATCGTCACAGACCCTTATCCAAGTGGTTTATCGTGCTTATCTGTCTAATCTACTCGATGCAGGTCCACAGGTAACACCCATAAGAATGGTACTGAGTCGAGTTCGTGCCACGCTAACTACTATCACAGCCGAAGCACGCATGGCTGATTTTGCTAATAAAAAATTCCCTAACGAACTCTATACCCTCGACAACTTCCCTGGACTCTCAAGATGACCAAACAACACTGGGTTTTAAATCATTTAGGCACACCTTGGTCATTACCCGATAACGACTGTTGGGGGCTGGTGCGTAAGGTTTATCAGCAAGAATTGAATATTAGCTTGCCTCCTATTGCAGTCGATGATCGGGATTTACGCAAGATTATCAGTGCTATGGAGGCGCACCCCGAACATGAGCGATGGGAGCGAATTAGCTTTGATGATCTACAAGACAAGGATGTATTCGTGCTGGGTAGAGGTTCACGCATTACCCATATTGGGCTATATGCCGATGTAGACGGCGGTGGAGTTGCTCATAGTATTGAGCCTACACCCAATCACAATGGATTAAGCGGGGTAGTTTTTCAGGACGTGGAATCCCTCACTTTGTCGGGTTGGAAAATCTTTGGCTGTTATCGGTATAAGGGCTAATTAATATGGCTGGTTTGGTATTTTGCGCTCAAAACCCGTTATCTCCAGTGACTACCTCGCTGACTTATCCAGTTGAAAATCCTATCACTATCCGACAATGGTTGGATGATCAAGGGATTACAGAGTTTGGCATACCGACCATTTGTTACTATAACGGTACTCCAACCTTGCGGGCGCAATGGCTAACGACGGTTATCTATGATGATGATCGTGTGGTGTTTATGCCGATTTTGCAAGGGGGGGGCGGAAGCAATCCCCTCAGGGCAATCCTGACGATTGCTCTAATGGTTGCCGCCCCGTTTCTGGGCGGGTTGGCGGCGGGAATGTTGGGTATTACTAGCACGATTGGCGTGTCGTTAGTGACGGCGGGGGTTATGATGGCGGGCACAGCTTTGATTAACGCTGTCGTGCCTGCTCCAAAACCTCAATTATCTAATGCCAATGCGGAATCTCCAACCTATAGTTTAACAGCGCAAGGTAATCAAGCCCGCTTAGAAGCTCCTATTCCGGTAATTTATGGGCGGCATTTGATTTATCCTGATTTTTTATGCCTGCCATTTGTTGAATATAAAAACAATAAACAGTATTTATATCAGGCATTTATGATTGGGCAGGGTGAATATGAAATGGGGAAATTATGCGTGGAAGATTCGCCAGCATCTAGCTTTGCAGAGTTTCAAGCCACGCGCCTATATAATAACGCTTATACCGCATGTGTGGGCGTGAATGCTATTCCCGCCAGTGCAGATTTAGCGTACTACCATCGCATTACCAGCACCGAAGTATCAGGACAAGAGCTTTTGGGCACAAATGAAACAGGCGCGGGCTGGATAGGTCCTTTTGTCATTAACAGTGCTGACACAGAAATTAGCGCGATAGAGTGGGACATAATTGCGCCAAGGGGCTTAGGTTATACCAACGATAACGGGAGTTATGCCGCCCGCACCGCAACCTTCGAGTTACAATATCAAGCTATTGATGATGCCGGGGAATCGGCAGCGGATTGGACTTATACCGAGCCGTACATTGACGCGTTGTTAAATGCAGCCGAACCCAAGCCAATACGCAAAACATACAAAATAAACGTACCTCCGGGGCGTTATCAGGTGAGAATGAAACGCACTAATGTAAAAGACACTAATGCCCGTGCATTTGATGAAATTCGCTGGGCAGGTTTAAAAGGGCGATCAGTCCTTAAATCACAGACTGCTTTTAATAATAAAACTATGCTACTCACATGCATGACGGCAACGGATGCACTGAGTGCCCAACAGTCGCGCAAGATTAACGCGATTGTTACCCGTAAGCTGCCTTATTACACACTAATCAATGGCGTGCCTACGTTACAACCTGCGACCGTCACACGGTCAATTGTGTGGGCGATGCTCGATATTCTGACAGCCAGCTATGGAGCTAAACAAAACGCGGCCGATATTATTGATTTAAAATCACTTATAAGGCTCGATGCTAAATTAAAAAATATTGCCTATTACTGCGATATTGTGATTGATAACGTAACGACTGTTTGGGACGCACTTAAATTAGTAGCGCGGCTGGCGCGTGCAGTGCCGGTCTTAGAGCTGGGTAAGGTGCGAATAGTGCGAGATGAGCGCCGAATTGTACCGGTTGCGTTGTTTGGTCCGGGTAATATTCGCAAAAAATCATTATCCATTGATTACATTATGCCGTCCGAAGATACCGCTGATACTGTAAAAGTGGAGTATTTTGACGGGCAAAAGTGGAAACAAAAATATGCAACCGCCCGATTAGCAGACTCAGGCAGGCAAAACGTTGCCAATGTACAGTTATTGGGTTGTACCCAAGCAGCACAGGCACAAACCGAAGGTTTGTATATGGCGGCAAATAATCGCTACCGACGTGAATTTGTCACATTCAGCACCGAAATGGACGGGTTTATCCCTCGATATGGGGACTTAATCAAAGTTGTGCATGATATGGCAAGTTGGGGACAACATGCTGAAGTTATTAGTTATAATGCAAGCACTCAGCAAATTACGGTACACCCACCTTTAGAATGGGCTACCAATACACAGCACATGATTGCGTTCAGAACAAAAACAGGTGCAATTACTAATGCTGTGCGCTGCCGTTTAATAGCATCAAACACAACCACAGACGATATTTACTTGGAAACCGTGCCGTTCCGCGATTTTATGAGCGCGGGAGAATCAGAGCCAACTTACGTTGCTTTCGGGGTTGTCGACCAATGGGCTGAGAACTGTATTGTTTTAAGTATTAAACCCAAATCGCTGGACGAAGTAGAAATATTCGCAGTCGTTGATGATGAAAGGGTTTATATTAATGGATAATCAAACCCCTATTGCCCTTCCCAATATAAACGCAACCTTTAATCAGCCAAATTTATTACTAACTTGGAATGCTGTAGATGGCGCAATAGGTTATTATGTCGTTGTGCATCTAATACCCCGTTATATGCAATCACCCGACGAATTGCGGGAGCTATTTGACGGTATAATCAACAACAATCAACTATTAGTGAAACTGACTGAATCCGGTTATATAAACGTTTGTCTTACAGCACTTGGTCTTACATCAATCCCCCAGAAAAGCGTTAGAACCGATTTATTACTGATTCCTGACTAATTCAAATCTAATAAGTCTTTGTAGCGGCTTTGTATTTTGCTAAAAATATTAAGCCCTTTTTTTGTTAGCGATAATCTCATTTGCTTGCTCCTATAATATTGTTAATTGCCTCAACCGCGCTATATCCGATAGTATTTGCCCTTGCTTTACTTGCTTCTGCATTATGTGCCTTGCTCAAAATAGTTAAAACCTGACTCTAGAGGCTTAAAAAGTTTTCCGTTTGCCTACCTAAACTATTGATAAATTCATGTGAAAACGCTGTATTGCACAGCGTCATAAAGCACTGTTTTTATAATTAAATCATTTCTTTAAGCGATTTTAGACTACACCTTGACATGGTGGGTGTCGTTGGTTCGAGTCCAATTACGCCTACCAAATTTTAGAAAGCCCTTCAATAGTTTATGCTGTTGATGGGCTTTTTGTTTGGGGCGGTTTTCTTTTAGTTTTCCTTATGTTTTCTTTTTGGGGTTGCGGTCTAAGGTGAGGTTTGCGCTTACTTTTTTGGGTTTTGGGACGCTGTGCCCTGCTTTGTAGCGCTCTAATGTTTGGATTTCTACATGCACTGACAATGCCATGATGTACTCATCATGAAATCCCTCTTGCTGGTATAACCATACTCCCAACGCCCGTAAGTCGTGAAATGTGGGGCGAATGTTGGCGGGTATATGGTCATAAGCGCTGCTTAGGTCACGATAGTATTTAAATTGCTTGGTCAAGTGATCTTCCGTGACGGCGTAGAGATGCGGTTTGGAGTCACGTACTTGTTTTGTAATGCGTTCGGGTCGGGTATGTATTAGGTATGGGCAATCTATGCCTGAGTTTAAGCAACGTTCTACCGCCTCGCGTAATTCTGGTCCCATTTCTATTTCAATATAAATGGGCTTGGTGTAGGTACGGGTTTTTTCTTGGAGTACTTTAATAGTGTTAGTGCTGAGGTCAACTTGATCGCGTTGTAAACTGACTATATCGGCACGGCGTTGTAGTGAGCGTAGGGCTATATCCATGGCGTTGCGTAGCCATTGGTGGGCTACTTTATAGATTGTGTTGTACCCTTCTAATGTGTGCCTTAGCCTTTGTCTATCCGGTTCGTTCTTGGTTCGTGTTACGGTCACGGGGTTGTCAGTACGGTAGCCCTGATGGATTGCAAAACTAATTGACATCCTCCCCACGGCTAAAGCCGGGGGATTCCTCCTGCGAGACGGCAATGCCCTGCCGCGAGAATGTTCCGTGCTGCATTGACATCTCTATCA